GCAATATTCAGTATACTTATGAAGTGAGTAACTGGGTTATTACTGATACTATGCAGTGGATGGCAGAAACAATATATAGCTTCTTGAATAATGGAAGTACAGCAACTGGAACTCCATCACCAGTTTCGGTAGGTGGCGAAATTGGTGTTGTACATATGGGTGCTGGACAATATGGTGGAGTTAATATTATCAGTGGAGATGGGATTATTAACGTTGAACAGATTACTGATACTGGTGGAAGAAGAGGATCACTAGACGCGAGCGGCTTAATTGATATAGGTCAAGATTCCAGTCTTTTCTAAAATACTATAATAGTGTTTTACATTTTATCTTTACTATCTTTTTCTAAAAGACCAGTATAGTCTTCTATAATATTCCAACTCTTACCCTTCTTTTTATGCTGGTTTTCGCTTTTGTTTATCTCAGATAAAAATTTGCGAACTTCAGGCGTATGCGTCTTTCCATACATTGGATTTTTCTCACCGACATACAATCCAGTATTATTTTCTGACATCAACTTTCTAGTTTCTTCTGTATGTGTCTTCCCATAAAAAGGATTATTTTCTCCATCATATTTTCCAACCTTAAGTTCTGACATAAATTGTTTAGATTCATCAGTATGTTTTCTTCCAAACATTGAATTATTTTCCCCACTATGAGCGTCTGACATCTTTTTTCTGGTTTCTGCTGATGCCTTTTTCCCCATATGAGCGGCAGATATCTTATCCCTTATCTCTTGAGAAAGTTCATGATTATTACCTCCTTTTCTCATATTATATCCTATCTTTCTATCACAAGAATGAAGAAACTCGATCCAGAATTCTTCTGCATAATTACAGTCATCTAAATTACCAAAGTTTTCTACCTCATTATATGTGAAGTTTTCTATCCCATGTTTTCTCATACTATTATATAAATAATAAGACTCATCACCAGCAGCCCCTCTTTTGTGCCGTCTCCATCTATCTTCAAAATCCTTAGTTTGCCCAACATATATTTTATTATTTATTAAATTATGAATAATATAAATATAATATCTGATAATACAAATTATCTCGTCGCCAGAGTTAAGATTATTCGGTATGTCCCACTCTAAAAAAGCAGTATTTATTACTGCTTTTCCATAATTCATATCTCTGGCTATTTTCAATTTACTTGTGCCTGCTAAAAATAACTTTCTAATTAATTGTAATTCTTCTTTTGATAATATGATTTTCTTACTCATCGTTGCTCTCCTTGTGTCTTACTCTAGTGGAACCATCAATAATATTCCGTTTGGCGGAATAAGGTCGCAAATTGGATAATGACCAACAATCTCTAAATGACTGATCCTCCATTGATGAATATTCAAATAGAGAATGTGGCTTTATATGATCAAGTTGCCATATCCAAGTTGTGGTATCATTATCATCCCACTTATTAGGAATATATTGTCCATAATTATCCCAATTCATCCAAGGCTCAAACAAACTTTCCATATGCGCTTTTAATTCATTCATTGTAAATGGAAAAAAGTCTAAACAAGATTCCCCGCTCTTGCTACTATTCATATTTTTAAGCGCACGTAATACAGAGCCAGATATAGAACGCCTTAATTTATTATTAAGTCTATATTGACGCCTATTTTCTTTCCCCTTATCTGTACTATAATATTTTTGATTATATTCTTGTCGAGTTTTCCTATTTTTTGGTTTGTCATCCCATATTTTTTCTATACATTTAATACAAGTAAAAGCAAATTCAATTCTACCACTATGAAGTATTCTTTTTGTAAAGTTTGCTATTGGAAAAGTAATCAAACATTTTTCGCATTCTCTTTGTGTAGGTAATACAGTTTGAACATTATATACAATATTTAACTGATCCATACCTTTATATAACATATGAATACCAATATCCATTTTATCGCAAATTCTCCACCTACCCCAACATTCATTAAAATAATATTGTATCTGTTTAAGTTGGTCTTCTGAAAGCTCTTTTCCTACACCTAACAATGTTTTGTTCCTTGGGAACAAACGATTATTGCCAACTGGCAAATTTAATTCTTCTAAAATTCGACCTATCACAGGCGTGCTTAAATTTATTTTCTTAGCGATAGTTTTACATCCGTCACCCAAATCATATAATTCTTTAATTTCTTTCAATTGTTCTTCTGATAATATAGTTTTGTTTTTTGGATATTCGCGCTTATCTATTGTCAAATTTAATTCTTCTAAAATTCTTTTTATCACAGTTGTACTTAAATTTAATTTTTTTGATATTTGAAAATATCCGTTTTCAGCATAATACAACTCTTTAATGTGCCGTATTTGCTCATCTGACAATATAGTTTTGTTTCTTGGACCAATATAATCTTTCCATATATTTAATTCTTTCAAAGTTCTTTTAACTAGTGAAGACCCTATATTTAATTGTGTTGAGATAGTTTCATATACAATTCCGTTATTAAATAATTCTGTAATGTCCTGTATTTGCTTTTCTGACAATTTAGTTTTACCCTTTTTCTTTCTTTTCTTCATATCATATATACGATTTTCCATTGGCAAATTTAATTCTTTTAAAACTCTACTGATAATATCATGACTTAAATTTAATTTATTAGAGATGTCTGTAATGCCGTTTCCAATATCATATAATTTTCTAATCTCTTGCATTTGTTCTTCTGATAATTTAAGTTTATTCCTCGGATATACACTATTGTCCCATAGCAAATTTAATTCTTTTAAAACATTTCTTATTATATTTTTATTCCCTAAATTTAGTTTTTCAGATATAGTCGCCAGTCCCAGACCATCTTTATATAATTCTTTTATTTGCTGTATTTGTTCTTCTGATACAATAATTTTCTTCATCTTACTTCTCCTTGAAAATACGGGCGATACCGCCCTAACAAAGTATAACCACGCCTTGGCAAATGTCAATTAAAAAAGATTGCCGTAATTATTATTAATTCGCCTTGCAGTTGATATATATCTTGCGTATGCACTTTTCACTTTTTTAAGGAGACATCAATGCCAAGCTTCGAAAGCCCCGTCACCAACCGAAAATTTTCAGGACAACCCATGAAAAATATAGAAATTCCCGATGAAACTCAACTGCCAAACCAACCAAGCAATCAACCACCTTTGCATCGCAGATATGCCAATCCCGAAGTTGCTCAAGAACTATCTAACTTTCAAAAATTGGATGAACAAACCGACGAAGATAATGTTTCCAAAGTAGAAAGAGAGATCAAACAAGCCAGAGAAGATAAAGCAAAAGGTAGCTCTCGTCTTAGCGATGGGGCTAAGAAAAGACTCGACATTTTAATTGGCATTACAAGAGGCACACGTACAGTTGACATAGAAGGCAATGTATTTTCCTTTAAAACTTTAAAGGGACGAGAAATGCAGGCTGTTATGTCAGAGGTATCGGTCCATGATGGCACGATCAACTTCCCATTCGAAATGCGAAGACAATTACTTGCCAGAACTCTCACACAAATCGCTGGAGTTGACGCTGACCAATTTGTTGGCTCAAACTCCTTGGAAGATCGCCTAACATTCATTGATAATGCCGATGATATCTTGCTCAACAGGTTATATGATGAATACCTCCTAATGGTCAAAGAAACCAGAGAACGCTATTCCATCAAAACCCAGCCAGAAGCCCAACAGGTGGTTGAAGACCTAAAAAAATAATTCGTGAACCGGAACATCGCTTCATTTGGGGACTGTGCAAAATCTTCCAAAAGACTCCCGATGATCCATTCTTCGAAGACATGGACCCGGTTCAAAAAATGTGGATGTTTGAAAATTGGTTGGGAGATCAATTGGATAAGAGCGAACTTGCTAAAAATCACGCATATCTATTGGCATCATTCGATCATCCCGATGCAGTAAAGCAAATCATGGGCGAAGGCAACGTTCATATGTCCTCCGATGAAGAGTTTGAAGAGTCCAGTCGCATGGTTCAGGAGATAAATGAAAAGTCAGAAAAAATGAAAGAGAAACCAATAAAGAGAAAACGCAGACGAATCAAGGAAACTAACTAAAATAAGGAACGGAATTGTCGAATACTACCACAACTACGACCACCACAGATGCGACTGGAGACGTCACATCTACCACGGCATCTACACTTGCCAGTCAAGATGACGCCACTAATATAGACGCAGTCACTTATTCTATGACCAACTTCCAAACCGTTTTTACGGCAATTGGAACCGTTGGGACGGTTACCTCAAATATTATGACTGGGTTTTATAATCAAATGACTCAATTATGGACGGGCCTTCAAGCTGGTGTACCATTAACAGATAATCAAAGTACTGCTTTTGGTGTTCTTGCAACATCTGCTTTGGGGGCAAAAAAGGCATTTGAACAATTAGCTGGTGTGGACATGACCAGTCTAAATACCTTTAGCAAACAATGGGCAGAATTATCGGATACAATTGCAAACTCACCATTTGCAAAAACAGCTGGGGCTGGTATAGCGCTTCTCAAAGATTCTTTAATAAAAATGGGTGCCCCAATAGCAAGCGTTGAACAAGCCGTTGCTGGTGGAGTAAAGTCTTTAGTTAGTTATGGCAATGCCTTCGTTGATAGTGCCGATAATGCCTTAAAATTGCAAAATTCTATGATTCAATATGCCGCCCAAACTGGCACTCTAAATAATCTTTATTCCGCAGCAGGGGCAGGGTTAAAAGATCTTAATGAATTGACTGTCAATTATTCTAATGCTATCAGCGATGCAACAATGGCGACTGGGGTAAGCACCGAAGTCATGCAAGGATATTATGGATTGATATCCCAAATACCTGGAGCTTTGGCATCTACTGTTCAGAGTGCAGATAAAACTGCAAAAAGCGTAAGCATGTTAACTGCCGCTACACAATTTGCCATTGGCAGTGGTAGGTCCGAAGTTGATGTAGCCAAAGATTTGGGATTGGCATTTAAAGACTATGGAATATCTGGCGAGGCTGCTTTGAAATTCACGGCTCAAATGACCGAGATATCCAATAAGTTTCATGTTGAACTTTCTGATGTTAGGAGCGCTTTGTCAAATACCGCTGATTCATTCAAGATGTTTGGCAATGAAGCAGAAGGTGCCGCAAATATGATGAATCAATATCTAGGGGCCTTACAGTCTACTGGTCTTGGTGAAGCCGCATCCTTGTCTGTTATACAAAAAATGACTGATGGAATCAAAGGCTTGAACATAGCTCAAAAATCTTTCTTATCAGCACAATCTGGTGGGCCCGGCGGTTTAATGGGGGGATATAAAATTGAACAGTTGTTACAGTCAGGACAAATGGATAAGGTCATGGCAATGGTAAGAACAACCTTGACCAAACAAATGGGACCATTGGTGAGTCTGGATCAAGCAAGCCAAAGCCCACAAGCAGCAGCACAAATGACCAAACAAATCGCAATGCTTCGACAAGGACCATTGGGCTCTTTTGCAGCAGATGATCAATCTGCAATAAAACTAATTGAAGCCATGAGAAACCAGCAAATGGGAATAAAAGGTGCCGCTGCAAGTGCTTTGTCAGCAACGCCAGCGCAAGACTTAATGTCAAAAGGAATTGATTGGCAAGCCAAAACTCATACAGTTGTAGTAGACATCCTTAGTGAGATAAAGAGAATACAAGGTTTAGCCGCTATCTCTAATTTAACGACTGTTCAAAAATCAGCCACAGCGGGAGTAGGCGCTCAATTTGGAGCAACTGGCGATTATTCTGGCCAACTAAGACTTGACTTGGGGAACCGTCAAAAGAAAGCCGGAACTGCTAGTGGCGCGACCGCAGCAGCAATGGCAGATGCATTAAAAACTGGTATGTTGTCTCATGAACAAACGATTGGCAAATCGGCAGCTATGTCAATGACAGATTCTGTTGAGGTAGCAAAAATGATTCCTGAATCTTTAAAAGCTCCAATGGATAATATAAAATCTATGATAAATGCCGGCAGTCAAAAAGGAACGGCAGCAATTTATAAAGAAAGTATAAATAGGCTGGATGCCCAAACAAAAGATTTAAAGAACACACAAATGGCTGATCAAAATGCACCATTAATACCACCACCAGTAGAACCGATAAATACTGGCGATATCGCTTTGGACAAAATTAATAATATAAGAGATTTGCCAGCATTTGCAACACCAGATGCTGCAATGACCGCGACACAAATAGCAAATAAGAAAAATGCACCAACTGCTGGTTCATTACGCGGAATGCCAGCACCAGACACGACAGACGGGAAAAACTTAGGTTCAATAACGGTTCATATCGAAGGTTTTTGCTTGGACTGTGGTGAAAAAATTAAGGGTCATAGTCAGTCACATGCAGTAGCTCCTCAAACAAAATAAGAGACGAAAATGGCTAATTTATTAAATGGAATCACTGGAATAATCAATGCAGCCAATCAGGGAACTGCTGCTTTAAACAATCAAGTCCCCTTGACGCAGAGTCAAGCAGCTCAATTCCAAATAAATGGCATTCCGCCTGGTTTTCAATCAGACAATAATGGACTCCCATATACTAGAGTTGCCAATTTTAGACAAGGGGTGTTTCGCAGGAACATTATAACTTGGTATGTTCCCCAGTTTGGGACCGTTAGAATGTATGTTAATCCCACAAATATATCCTATGCTCATAAAAAACTAATTACACCAGATAGAACGAAGGGTGGATATACTTTACAGTATTGGGGAGAAGAATTAACTACGATTAATATTACTGGGACAACTGGCAGTTCTGGCATAGAAGGAATCAATGCTTTATATGAAGTCTATAGGGCAGAACAGTACGCCTTTGATCCAGTGGCTTTGACGTTGGCTCAAAACAATGCCTCGAACAATGTCACAAATAACATAATTGGTGGAGCAGGAGCGGCATTAGGAAACCAGATTAGCCAGTTAGTTGGTGGAAGTCCCAACTCTCCATCAGCGGGCTCTGGGGCTGGTATTATCGGGGGCATTTTAGGTTTGGCAAGTCCAAACAATAATCTATCGGTTCAGAACTTACCCTCATTGGCGCAACTGGCATTTACACTAGAAATGTATTATGCTGGCTGGGTTTTTAGAGGCTATATGTCAAGCATGACCATCAATGAACATGAAACTCATTTAATTGATTATGTAATTGTATTTATGGTCACACAAAAACGTGGTCAAAGAGTTAATATGTTTCCATGGGAAAGATCAGCCAAAGACGGACCTTCAAGATCTGATACTCCTCATTCTTGGTCTGGAAACGTTCAACCTGACCAATAATCATATCGCTTGATATATAAAGAGACATGGCGTTTTTAGCGAATCTTGCAAACCAACTAAATAATCAATTTTCTGCTGGCGAAACTATAAGCGCCAGTCTGGATGCAGTTGTGTCAGGACAAAACTTGCAGGATAGTTCATTGGGCGATTTGTCTCAAAAATTTGACCGTTCAGCAGAACGCAAATATTTAGAAGAAGGATATCTACGAACAGATCCATATAACGCAGATCCAAAGGCATTCGAAGTCTTACTTCAGCAGCCCAGCGCAACTGTGTTATTGAAAAAGAGCATGTTTTCTTCGATTAACGAAAACTATCGCCCTGACTATATGGATGCAGATGAGAAGTTATACTTTAAAGCAATGAAGGTATTATTCCAAAACAAATGTCGTCAAATTGGGGCCCTTGAGAAGCTTTCTAAAATTCAACAAGTAACTGCGGCAGTGGGTAATATATCAAATCAGTTATTGCCAATTATAATAACGTTAGGAGATGTTGCAAGTTCAAGTTCGGCAACAAATTCTCCAAACTTATTTGGTTCAATAAACACCAATGCTGAAGTTAGTAATTTTACTGATGTAATAGAAAGATTGCGAAGAATATATGCTTTTAATACAAGCACAAATTTTACCAACTGGATTACCGATACAAGCAATTTATTCCAATCACAATTTGCCCAAGGAACTGGGGTTATAGAGATTACTAACTTTACAAGTATAAATACGACAACAACTTGCGACTTAAAAACCCAAGGTAGTTTTAATTTTGGATTGGTGGACCCCTATCAAGCAATGGTGATAACGGAGTTTGATATTGAAAAAGCAATTAGCGATGCAACGAACGCTTTTTATAATCATAAAATTTTTCAATTTGGTCAACAAAGCGCAGACCAAGTTGTCAATGATGCCCAAACGACATTAAGCCAAATAAGGGCATCAAGAGGGGCAAGCGATATCAATATTATTACAGCACCAATTACTGCCGTTAATAATCCCGTAACGGCGATAATATCGAGCACAGGCGTACAAATACAATTTACATATTCTTCTAATGGTTTGGGAGGGACTGTAAATGTAGCGCCAGAATATTTGCAAGGTGGAGTTGTTGCTGGGTTTCAAGGTTTGTCAACAAGCCCGAGTCAAGGTGGTATTGGACCAGATAGTAATATTCGTCCATTGGTTGCTCAATCAGAATTATCAGCCTTTCAAGCAGTCATAACGGGAATCTTTCAACAGATTCAATTAAACGCAAATTCTCAAAATGCTTTCCAAGCTGACAATGTAAAAACCAACTATGCACGAAGAAAACTAAGATTCCAGTTTAGTGGCAAGTTAGTAATCCAACCCATGGATATTGTTCATGTTTATATGAATTCACGAAGTAGATATGACAACAAATTAATGAGTGGCATTCAAAATATGTTTGCAGGGACCAGTATCTTGCAAAACTTAAATATGACAATAACAGATTTATCAAACGCAACTGGCATTTTATTTAATCCATCCAATATCCAACTACAGACTGAAAAAGCCGCCTATGTTGGGGCGGACTTCCCTAATTATTTATGGGCTCTTTTGAGGAACCAATTCGTAGTCGAAAAAGAAGGGACTCATGTGTTTGCTGGTGTTGTAGAACAAGCACCAGAGACTTGGGCAGATGGCAAATTTAATATAAATGTTACTGGCAGAGATAATACTTATTATTTTGATTTGGGCAAAGTAAACTGGAAACCTGGAGTTGATGTTTTCAATGGACCGTTGTTTGATCCTTTGACTCCATTCAAAACTACATTTGATACGATCTCAAGCAATGCCAAGAGCAACACGTTAGAATTATTAGATGAGAATAAATATCTATTAGGAGGATCAACAGACGGTACTCAGCCATTGGTAAAATATAAACTAGGACCCAATGCTGGTTTGGCAGCAAGAACAGATAACATTATTCAAGACCATAATATAGATAAAGTAACTGGTTATCCCGGGAAGATTTTTTATGCCCCAGATGGGTTAGTATATAAATGGAAAGAAGGCATTGGAGTCTTGGTTCAATATGGCAGTTCAATAGACATAAACGATCCAAGCAAAATTGGAGTTCCTTCCTTGACCAAAGACCCTTTTGCAGGGCAGGATGTAATGAATGTATTATCATTATTAATTACTGGACAAGTATATAACTTTGCCAATTATTGGAGAGCAGTATCAAACTTTGACGGGTTTAACAGAGACCCACAAAGCAAACAGGACGCCGCATATTCGTATTATGCCTCTTTGAAAACTGATTTGACAAAGAATAACATTACTTGGGGGAATTTTATTCCTTTCAAGAGTTTGAATATGGATGATCAGACCTTTGCCGCAACAATGACGGGATTAATTTCTGCTACTCAAAATAATACTGACCTTGATAATCTATTACAGCAAATCGCATATTCCAAAAATCAAATGAATGCGTTTGGACAAGCGGCTATATTGGATCCAAGCAAAGTCTCACAATTTAATAATCAAGTATCAACGGCAACAAGTACGTTGTCGGCTTTGCAAACCCAAGCAAACGCATTGATTGCCACAATACAGGCTCAAAATCAAGCACTAAGCAATGCCTTAGGACCGACTGGTGATGCATCGCTTGTTCCTGGTACCTTTGGCAGCGGTTCTTCGCAAAGCCAGACAATCTCAGATGCTACTCAAAGACGCGCATTTAGACGACAAGTGAATTATCTAACTCGTAGGATGTCATATAACGTTCGAGCAAATGAAGATAAGAATCTATTTATTGTTGATGATAACTATGACAAGGATTATGATATAATCGCTTATGAAGAATCTTTGGATAATGGCATTAAACTTTTTAATAATGAATTTGAAAGTGTAAAGGGCAAAATTACCAATACTGCTGAGCTACTCAATATGGAAGTCTTCGCAGATTCACAGGGACACATCAGGGCTCGTTCTCCGCAATATAACAGAATGCCAAGTTCAGTATTTTATAGGATGTTGTTTTTGAAAAAATCACTTGGCATCCAGATTTTCCCACAATTTTTAGATGACATTTTTCAAACTCAAATTGTAACGCTAACCCAAAGAGTTGAAGTGTTAGAAAACCAGATTCGTTTGAATTGTGCAGTGTTAGGCTTTAACACAGATGCCGCCTGTGTTAATTTTATTGTGAATGGCACAAGTAATAACACAAGTTCAACCAGCGGTTCAGCAGAGACGTTTGCGTTTTTATCTACCGAAGGCACAGCTCCAAATTATGCCTTTAGAATTGCCAACATAGCGGCGGTAATACAAGCAGCCAATCCAGATTCTAATGCAACGATAATTAGTTTGAATTCTCAGGCCCAAAGCAACAAACAAATTTTTACAAATACGCAAAGAGCCCAAATTACTATCTCGGCAATCACTACTGGCAAACTAAATCAGTCTGGTATTAGCATTTTCAATATAACTCCAATAGCGACTAACCCAAGAATAAACGCCTTGATACAAATCATAAAAACTGATACTGGTCAACAAATAACCAATGATAATTTTCTCGTTTCCAATAGTTTGATGAATAATGATGTTAGTTTAAGTGCAGGGCAATCAATAGACGTATTCAAAGTAACAACGGAACTATCTCAATATATTAGCGATAGACAAAAAGCATTAAAATTACTATATAACGCCGTTAAAAATTCAACGGAAGCAAAGTCCTTGGACTCGAATACAAACAACACTGCGAACAGTGTATTAACTCCTGGGATTTATGGTAATCAAAATACGCCAGAGATTTTTGAGCATATGATTGAGGATGAGACATATGATGACTATGGGCCCGGATCAGGTTCTCGTTATATCATAAAGAATGCCCAAATTACGAATCTTTCTATACAGGAAACTCCCCCTGACTTTACTTATATAGAAGTTAGCGGACAACTTAATCCAATATTACCTAGTTCAGCTTTACCTGGAGAATTAAATTCGTTTCCACAAGGTGGCAATGGTTTGGTAACTGCTGCTGCCATCGATTATGACTTATGGCGTAAATATGGCTTAAGGCAACAAGCCAGAATCAACGTGCCATTTTTGAGCGACCCAAATACTCAGTGTGCACCATATGCTAGTATGATTTTGAGTCGTGCTCGTCAGAATATTTTGAGAGGAACAGTGACCATTGCTGGCAATGAATATATGCAACCAGGGGAAGTTATATTTTTAGAAGATCGTCAGTTATTGTTTTATGTTACTCAGGTAAGTCATTCATATAGTTCTGGTGCCAGATTTGCAACTACCCTGACACTTACATATGGGCATACACCTGGCGAATATATCCCGACTACGTTGGATGTCATTGGCAAGTTGATTTATAGCAATAGAGACTTGGCCACAACGACCATCCAGAGGCAGTCAAGCACCTTCAACGATTCCAATATAGGCATCATCATAAACGCGCCCCAGAATCAATCTGGAGCGACTGTAGTGCCAACTGGAAGCGCAGGTAGCAGCCAAACCAATCCGTACACAGCAGCCAACGGTAACACTATAAATAATATTCTTTATCAAGCCGCTTATATAATAAATGCGAACCAGTCCAAAGGAAACACAATCAACGCAGTGGTTGAACTAAGAATATATTATGATATGAATAATCCAGTCAATAGTTCTTTGCAAACTTTTGCCAATCAAATACAATCTACATTAACTACTGTAAATACAGGCTCCGTTCAAACTTATAATGCTCAATCAAGTAGTACCAATTTAACACCTGCTTTGCCATCAGCCAACGTTAGTGTTGTAACAATCAATTTAGGCGCTGATACCGAGACTCGCTCGCCATCACAAAAAGCCTTAGACGCCGCTCGTAATCTAATCGGTAATACTAGTATATCAGGTAGTTCAGTGAACAGTGGCCAGCCATCTAGCACTGCCA